GGGAGGCGGAGGAGGTGGCAGTGCCAGTTGATCACAACTTGGGCGATATGCCGACTTCCAGACGTATTTATCGCCGCGTCGTACAGCATTGGAGTCGACCATGTGAAAACGCTTGTTTCGCAAGATCAACTCGTAACCGAGATCTGCATAACCTTGCAATCGGTCACACAACGAGCGGCGCCGCTTCGGTTTGTTTAGCCTATTGAGTAGATCGACCATTTGATACATGTCACGCTTTCTAACTTTGATGGTGTCGATCACCTCACTAACTCGGGCCTGACTCAAAGGCGGTGCAGGCGGTGAGGCGACAAGAGCTACAGCGGCGGGACTCTTCGAAGGCGCGCGTATTGCCTCGTTTAACTTCATGAGCTCGGCGACCAAGGGTCGCCTGCTACCATGGAAGGTGGCGCCGGTTAGCCTAAGCGGCTGGGGCTGCATGAGCTGCACGCTTAAAGGCTCCAGCAGGAATGACGCTGCTTGCGGTGGGCCCACAACACCCACTGTCACGTTGTTTGAATCGCAGAGCCCGCGCCCCGTGAGTAGGCTTGGGTTGCTAGCGGGGGTCCTCTGGGCTGGTGAGGCACCAGAGGATACCAGCAGTTCAGCTGCTGCTTCAGCTGGCAGACTCGGGGTCTGTCGTTGGTGTGCCATGGTTGAGAAAAGGAAACCAGGGCACGTTGCAATTGCCGATAGATGTTTAGAACCGTAACGCACAACAACCCTCATAACCTCGGCACTACTAGGAGAGGGGATAGCCGGCACCTCGAGGTTGTTCCTCGACGGCGTCCCTTGTGAGCGACAAGTTGGCCCGAACCGGGCGAGCTTGACGCACCTCTTCGCGTTTTCCGAGTACATTTCAGGAGTGGCTTGCGCCTGTCATACGTTGTAGGATCCGCATCGAGATCGACCGAAGGGCCCGTGACCGGACCCAACCGCGTGGTGCTGTCAGTTGGACCACACGTATCCCCCTAGTGGATTCAGACGCTTCTTTGTAACGAGTGAAGCGACTAATTTCTCGGGCCCTTGGCTCCCCAACGGGGATGGCTCAAAGGTTTTTAGGCTTTGCGGTTTTCTCTCTCATTCCGCTTTGGAACACGTTGCCGTGCTCCAGGCCCCTGGCTCAGCCAGTGCGGAGGACAGACCGATACTGCCCTCTATCTATGCATGGGCACCGTCGATAACGCGGTGACTTCGAAAAGCGCATACCCGGGGGCCCTTAACTGATGTCGTCAGTAAGGGCAATGGCGGGACGAAGGACGTCCCACGCTGTGCTTGATCCCACAACGCCAGGAACATTATGCGCCATGTTGCGCAGTTCAGAGGCGTAGTTGAGAATTACTCCAACCGGCACGGCGTACCGCCGCGAGGCCCACTCGTAGGCCTCCTGTAGATTAAGGACGTGGGAGGTTTCGAGGACGTATTTATGCCAGTCACTCGCTTGGAAAGCCTTGAGACCCAACGCCTTGTACTTTTGGTCGATCGGAACACCGCTTGTTGTTGCAAGCTCTGATTGAATCTTGTCGCACAACAGCGGGACATAAGCTGTCGCTTTCAAGAGGCCATAGGCAACGCCTCTGCGGAACGACAACATGCGCTTATGAGCTCGAGTGTTTCGCTTTAAAGCCATGACCAAAGCTCGGCCGTGCATTTCGCGCACGTCAACGAGTTCCATGCCTCGGGTGACGGTCACTCCGAGTTTAAGGAGCACTTTCCACATGGGGCCAAAGCAATATTTGCCGTTTTCTACTGGCCACAGGCAATTCGAACAGAAGGTGGCTGCGGGCAAATCGTGGCCAGTCTTGAGCTTGGCTTTGTACCCTGAACGCTTCAACTCGTCGGCCATGCCTGGGACCAGCTCTGGCCGGATCACTCCTATCGTGTCGTCTCCGGTGTTCATCAGCCAGAAATCCCTGGTCCATCTAGGACAATCAGGTCGGTCAAGTAGCTCAGGGAGTGCTTCGCCGGGGTGATGGCGTCTACCCCAAGATAAGACTATGGCGCAAGAGATAGCTACCATCGACTTCCAGGTGTTGTCGAAGGTGGTACCAGGGTGGCCCGTACAAGTACCCGGGCGATCCACGTGGGCCACAACGCCGTCGGAACATTTGTAAGTTCCTGGTTTCGTCGTGGCAGCGTGCGCTTCCCAAACGCGACTGGACATACCAAACATCTTGTGGATTAGCAGAGGGACCAAAGCAGACAACGGTGAATTGGTCATATCAAACTTGCTAAAATCGCACTCAATGAGGTAGGGAATGTGCTGATACGCACGAATTAACCAGGCGGCTTGTGCTTCCATGCTTGCTCCTGGGCCATATGCAAAACCGAAATCGGCCTCGGGGCCGAACACCGTGTGACAGAAGCGCGATTCAGCGACGAGCCATCGACCCAACAGGGCTTTCATGAGGTTGGGGATAGTTATAACTAGGCGCGTTTTGATATCGTCTGCGCTTAACACCATGCACGCTTTAATCTCAGCTTTCATCAAGACCTGGTACTTAGTGCACAACTTAGCGATTTCTTCGCGGTTACAAGCGACCTGCCAGGCTGCACGCAGCTGCTTGACTTTTGAGCAGGTGGGCCCTCCGAATCGAGCGAGCCATTCGTTTATGGAAAGGGGTTCCACGGGTTCAACCTGGCCTTCCAACATATGATACACGAAGTACACTGCGTCAGCCCAAAATTCAGGGTCAGGTCGGTCGCGCTCGGCCACCAAGCGAGTGCGCAGCGATGCTATTTGTTCGTCTTGTCCGTCTCGTGTTTTATGCCAACCAACTCCGGTGGGTACTGGTCCAACTATCACTGGTCCCTGCTTGGGTCGTCGTTGCGCCTCGCGGACGACCCATATCTTGTCTCCCTGTTGTATATCGGGCAGAGGCGAACTATAGGACAGAGCAGGGAGGACGTTGGACCAGGCTAGTGAAAATTTTGGACGGTCACCAGAGCGGGGCCGCCCGTTTGTATAGAGTGGGCCAGCTGCTTCATGACGTCGCGCAACACGGGTATCTTGACGGACTTGTGAGGCCGTTTTTGCAAGCTGAGGTCGTCGACGGTGCGGCGGATGGCCACAGGCAAATCAACATCGAGGATCAAGCGCCTCTTTTCGGGCGCCACGGGATGTTTGACAACCTGCCAAACCCTTTGGCATTTACGCTTGAGAAGCTTCCAACCAGACAACTTGGTGCCGTAGGCTTCGGCGATGGCCTTGAGGTCTTTGGTGGCATCGACTTGATGAACTCCGAAATGATCGGGCACGTTGAAGTTGCGATCGACTCGAACTGCGCGACGCAGCTCCGACGCCGTTCGGAGAGCAAAGGATATGGCTTCAGCCGCATAGAGCTGAGGAGCGTGGGTGAAACCTCTGGGATCGAAAAACGTTGGGTCGCCGGACGGATCGTAGTCGAAGCCCCCCTCCTTAACGGGCTTTGCAGCCATGCGAAACACGGAAGGCACCGAATTGTGCGCAACCTCGGCAAGTTCAGCATCTCGCTCCTTGTGGCCTGGACGGCGCACAAGTGACGCAGAAAGCCGGGCTGCCAAGGCTTCAACTGTCTTTTTATGGAACCGGATCATGTTACCTCCCGCTCCTGAAACATAAAATTCAGAGAGGGAAGAATCCGCCTCGACATCATCTGCGTTTTCACGGACAACTTTAGGTTTCGGCGTTGAGGTGGTGTCGGGCAATTTGACGGGTGTTTTGTTCAACACAACCCAGTCGTTGAGAATTTTCCTGTCGCCTTCCCAAACGGTTTTAACGGCGACTCCGGCTTGCAGAAACCAATCTCGGGGTAGTCGTAGGTGACGCGACGTTCCCGGAAAACTGCGGCAGGAAGATCAACCAAGCCGAGTACGGCGGGTTCGGGTGGTGCGGTCGGCTGTGCG